AGCGACTTCATGGAAAGCATCCGTTCAAAAAAGTAAATTAATTCACCTCATAATTTAAATTTAAAATGCCAACAACAACTTCACTCACCACCACCTATGCAGGTGAATTAGCTGGTGAAATCGTAGCTAAAGCTTTGTTGTCTAACGTATCTGCTGGATATGTAACAATGAAGCCAAACGTACCTTACAAATCAGTAGTACGTAAAATTGATGACACCGTATCATTTGCGGCAGGAACATGTGATTTCACTCCAACAGGAACAATCACTTTGACCGAGCGCATTTTGACTTTGGAAGAATTCCAAGTTCAGCGTCAAATCTGTAAGAAGGACTTCTTCACAGACTGGTCTACAGCCGATGTAATGTCAGGTCGCGTAAACACTCAAATCCAAGACGCTATTATTGAGCGTTTGGTAGGTGGTATCGCAGCTGCTAACGAATCTGTAATGTGGAATGGTGTTAATGCCACCGCTGGACAGTATGATGGATTCCTTACATTGATCAAGGCAGGTGGTTCAGGTGCTGTATCTGCAGGTTCAGGTGCTATCACTTCTGCTAATATCATTGCTACCATTTGGGACATCATCAACACTGCTCCTGCTGCTGTGAAAGGTGCTGCTGAGAAGCCAGCTTTGTACATGGGACAAGCTGCTTGGGAAGCTTACATGCAAGCGCAGATTGCTGATGGAAACGGTTGGTACTTGACAGGTGGTCCTGAAGTAGCTAAGCGTTTCGTAGGTATGTACGAAATCTACGTATGTCCGGGTATGGCTGCTGACAACATCGTATTTGCACAAAAGAGCAATTTGATGCTTGGTACTTGGCAGGAAAACCAAATGAACGAAGTGTTCATTTTGGATATGCAGAATCTTGACGGCTCACAGAACGTTCGCTATGGTGCACGTTTCTACTTGGGTGCGCAGATTGCTGTTGCCGAAGACATCACCTACTGGGGTGCATAATCAATAAATTAAGAAGGGGGTGTAACAGCCCCCTTTTAACCAATTAAAAAAATAATAATATGGCTTGTGAATTAACTACCGGCTTTACACTTGGATGCCTTGAGGGTATTGGTGGTGTTAAAGAAGTATTGATTGCTAACTACGAAGATTTCGAAACAGGAATCACTTACGGTGGTACTAATGGCGAAGTAGATGGATTGCCGACTGCAACAATCTACCGTTATGTTCCTTTCCGTAATTCAGGTTCATACGTAGAAACGGTGCAAAAGAATTTGGAAACAGGTACACTGTTTTTCTCGCAGGAAGTTGGATGGACTTTCGGTAAGTTGAATCAGGAAATGCGTAACGAATTCTTGAACGTTGCCAAAGCAAAAATGATTGTGTTTGTTCGTACGAATGACGATCAAATACTTTTGGTTGGTGCTGGCGAAGGAGCGCAAATGACTGCAGGTACTGTTCAATCAGGTGCGCAGAAAGCTGATTTGATGGGATATCAAGTAACGTTGATTGCTGAAGAACTTTCTCCAGCCGTTCACCTTGAACCTTACAATCCAGCAACTGAAACACCATTTGCTAACTTTCCGGGCATTACTGTAAGTCCTGCTTACTAAGAATTTGTTTTCCGTTCTGTGTGTCTTGTTGTATTGAAGAAAAGGGCAGGTTATCTTTGACTTGCCCTTTTTAATTAAAGAAGCTAATGATATATCTAACTACAAATACAGCCAACCAGCAAGTGTATCTATCACTTGACGAAGCGCGACAGTACTACAGCACAGCATTCACGCACTACCTAATCATTCTCACACACGAAGAAAACAGCACGACCGGAAGTGACCTTGCACAGGTTGCCACGATTGTTAATGAAACGGTGCGTGTTACACAGCTGACAATTACCACAGTTGGTTTAACTTTGGCAGGTAGATACCGCTACGAAGTGTACGGACAAAATTCATCCAGCAATATTAATCCTACCAATGCCGCAGTTGTTGGCATTGTTGAGCGTGGATATGCTGTTTTAAATGACAATACAAGTTGGTTTGACGTACCTGTCAATACCATTCCAAACGATATAATCTATGAACCATAACGAATCAAATATAGTTTCGCTGAAGCTTAGTGAATATGTAGCTAAGAGTGATGCAGAAAAAGTGGACCGCAAAGGGTGGGTAAATTACGGAGATCAAAACGACTTTCCGCAGTACCTACGTGACCTATCGCACGAATCACCAGTGCATGGTTCACTCGTTGTGGCTATTGGTGACATGATTGCAGGCAAGGGCATTCAGTCGGAGCAATATCAAGCTGAATTAGATGCGCTGCACATCGATACTTTGACTTATGCCTGCGCAAAGGATTTGAAGTTATTTGGCGGTTTCTTCATCGAAGTCATTTGGAGCAATGACCGCACTGTTATATCGAAGCTTAACGCGATACCATTCGAAGAATGCCGCATTGCGGTGAATCAAGAAGACGAAAGCGAGATAGGAATCTTTCACAGCTACGATTGGTCAAACATTCGCAAGAAGAAAAACACGCCTGAATTCATTCCAAAATACAACTACCTAACACGTAACGAAGAACCACGACAAATCTATTGGTGCTTTACGTATACAGGTAGTGATTCATATCCACGCCCTGATTACTGGAGTGCGATTAACTACATCGAATTAGATAAGCAGATATCTATTTTCCATATCAACCAAATCTCAAACGGTCTTTTCCCTTCTACTATCATTAATTTCTACAATGGGCAGGCAACACCTGAACAGAAGCAGCAAATGATGTTGGATTGGGAAAACAAAATGAGTGGTGCGCGTAATGCTGGCAAGGTGGTTATGTTTTTCAACGAACGTGACCAACCTAAGACCGAAATCACTCCATTTCCGGTTAATGATGCAGACAAGCAATATCAGTTGATGAATGATACTGCACAGCAAAAGATTATTACAGCGCATCGTGTAACCACACCATTGCTATTCGGTATTCGCGAGAATACAGGATTTGGTAGCAACAAAGATGAAATGGCTACAGGTCTTGAGATATTCAACAAGCAGGTAGTCGAGCCATATCAGGCAATGATTAACCATAGCATTGAAGAACTGTTAGGCAATCAGCTTCCGGGTGTAACCTTTGAGATTGTGCCTAACACACCACTTGCAGTTGAGCAGGCAGAAGTAGTGGTAGATACAACAGGTGGAGTTACTACCGATGTAGCTGCTACGGCTTTGAATGGTGCGCAGATTAGTTCGCTTATTGATATTGTGATGCAAAGTTCCGCAGGTGCTGTTCCTGTGAGCAGCGCAAAGGCAATCGTACAAGCTGCATTCCCAACATTGCCACCTGCTACTATTGATGCAATCTTTGCTGATGTGTTACCCGGTTCTTTGTTGCCTACCGAAGTGATTCAATCAAGTGTTGAGTTAAAAAAAAAAGTAGATGCTGCTGAAGAAAGCTACCAGCCAACGGATGAAATGGCTGCTGAAGCTGAACTTGGTTTAAAGTGGCGCGAAGAATATGGTCGCGGTGGTACTGAAGTAGGTGTGGCGCGTGCGCGTGACATTAGCAACAAACGCAATCTTTCATTCGATACTGTCAAAAGAATGTACAGCTACTTTTCAAGGCACGAAGTAGATAAGCAAGCGAGCGGATGGAATCAAGGCGAAGAAGGATTCCCAACAGCAGGTCGCATAGCATGGCAGCTTTGGGGTGGTGACGCTGGTCAAGGTTGGGCATCACGAATTGTTGAACGTGTAAACAAAGAAGAACTGCAGGATATACACGTAGCTGAAGCATTAATCGAATTAGGTGAAGATGCAACAGCCGACATGATTCTAATTGATGCCTACAATGCAGATGATGAAATCGAACACGCATTCGCAGTGCGCACAGGTGCGGCACGACCAGCTGCAAAGAGTGAACAAGATGCCATTATCGATGGCAAATACTTTATTACTCGTTACGTTTACGCAGGTGACTTTAGGCATGATAATATGCGCCCATTCTGTCGTAAGATGCTTGAAGCAGGTAAGCTGTACCGGAAAGAAGATATAGTGGCAATGGAAAATGTTGCAGTCAATCCCGGATGGGGACCTGAAGGCGCAGCTACTTATGATATTTGGTTCTACAAAGGCGGTGGAAACTGCAAACACTTTTGGGAGAAGCGAGTATATGTAGATGCAAATGGGGCGAAGATTAACCCGAATGATCCTGATGCAACACGAATAGCGGTTTCACTTGCTGAACGTATGGGATATAAAGTGCGAAATGATAGACGTGTAGCAAAATTGCCTATTGACCAAGACAATAAC